ACTCGTACTTCGGCAGGTCCACCGTGGTGATTCCGGGCCACGGGGTGTCCCATGAGCCGGTCATGCTCGCCTGGCGGTAGGTGTGGATGCCGCGCGTGAACGCGCGGCGCCCCAGGTCGAGAGACGACGGCCCGAGCTTCACCACGGACGCGGTGTAGGGGTAGTCACGCTCGATGACGACGAACAGCACGTCCCAGGGGCCGGTGCCTGCGTGGGCGCCCCACGCGTCGCCGTAGTTGGCTGCGGAGACGTGGTAGTTCATGCGGCCGGCGAGCTTCACGAACTTCGCCGGGTCGGCGCTGTCGCTCGTCTTGAAGTCGACGATGCGGCAGGCGCCGACGTCGACCCAGTCGACGCGGCCACGGATGGGCTGGCCGGTGTCGGCGTGCTCGCTGAAGAACGACACCTCTGACTTGCCGGCGGCCAACAGGGGCTTCACGTCGCGGTTCTCGCGGACAGCCTTTGCCATGGCCTGCGCCTGGTCGTGCTGCTCGTTGGTCAGCGGGTACTTGCCGGCGTCGAGCGCTTCGTCACGGGCACGGCGTGCGTCGACGGTGCGGAAGTCGTTGACGTCGAGCGCGACCACGTCTTCGTCGTCTCCGAGGATGAACGCGTGCACGGCGCTACCCAGGATCATCGCTGGGGTGGGCTTGCGTTCCTTGCCGCGGTTGGTGTGCCAGCGGTGGGGGTTTTCGTTGATGGCCTTGACGTCTGATGCGGACAGTTCCGGCTGCTGCTGATACTGCCGCATGGGCATGTCGTGTTCGATGCGCACGGTGGCCCCTTTCTCGTGTGTGTGTGCTTACAGGTGTAACACTACCAGGGGCGCGCACCAGTGACCAGCACTGACGCACGCCCCTGGGGGTTGATTTGCCGTCCTACAGTTTCTCTTACGGGTGAATCAACCGGTCGGATCCGACCCTGCGAGAGCGAGGCGCGGCACGTCGACGGCGTCCGACCAGGCGAAACCCAACGTCGAATCCACGTGATAGCTGTCGGTGTCGTGGCCGGCTGGCTGGTCGCACACGTACGTGATGAACGAGCCACCGAGGATGCCGCCCACGTACGGGCCGGCGTACTTCGCACGGCACTCGTCGACGTCGGTACAGACGATGATCACGGCGTCACCGCAGCTTGAACATGGCGGCGTCGTGCACCAGGTCGTTCAGGGCCACCTGCGCCGTCAGGTCGTTGGGGTCGGTGACGCCGAACGCGACCACCCACGACCGGACCTCACCGGGCGGGATGCTGGTGGTGGGGGTGTTCGACAGACCGTTGCTGACGTCGTAGACCATGGCGCCTTCGGTCTCCCCGGACGCGACGCTGATGGACGTCAGGACCGGGTCGAACCTCTCGTCGGTGTCGTTGGTGATGCTCACCGTGAACTTGACGTAGTAGGGGGTGCTGGCGTCGACGTAGGCGGTTGCGGGCGGGTCGAACTGTTCGGGCTTGGACAGCTTCACCGTCATGCCGTCGGGGTACTCCAGTGCCTTGCCGAACGTTCCTTCGGGCTGGTCGGGCAGCGTCTCCGTGGCGTCGTCGACGACGGTGGCGGACGGTGCCGGCTCGTCGACGACGGGCGCGGGCGCCATGGTGCAGCCGGCGATGCTCGCCGCGGTGAAGGCCGCGAGCGCCAGGCCCGGGATGGTGCGGTGGGTGTGGTAGTTGGTGCGCATGTGTGGGTTCTCTCTGGTCAGCGGTTACGTGGTGCCCGGTGGCGTGGCTCTGTTTCGAGCCGGAGCCGCCACAGGGCTTGGATGAGCAGCACTGGCCACAGGGGCGACCAGTGGAAGCGTCGACGCGCGGCCTGCATGCGTCGGAAGCTGTCGGCCCGGATGTCTTCCAGGTCGGCGGCGTGGCCGGCGTCGCGCTCGTGCAGCTCGTCGATCAGTGCGTCACCGGCGGCGATGATGACGCCGGCGAAGTAGAGGCACCCGACCGTGATGATGATGACGGTGGTCATGCTCGCTGGTCTCCGTTCCGGATCATGGCGTCGATGGGGTCGGCGTAGTAGCGCCGGTGGCCGCCAGGGGTGCGGAAGAATCCCAGTTTTCCCTTGGCGGCCCATCGGGCAACAGAGCGGATGTGCACGTTGAACAGCTCTGCTACCTCTTGGGGGGTGTAGGACCGGACGTCTTCGGGCATAGGGTCCCTTCAGCTCTCGTTGTCGGCGCGGTGCTCGCGCGGCGGTTGGACCTTCACGCGCGCTTCGCTGGTGGTTCCGTCGTCTTCGTCGACGTCGGTGGGTGCGGGGTGGTGGCCGGCGGGGGGTCCTGGTTTGCAGGGCCATGCGTCGCAGTTGGCGCGGTTGTGGTGAGCCATGTGGGTTCGTTCCTTACCAGGTGCTTTGTTCGTTCATGCCGACCATGGCCAGGCAGACGATGCCGGCCAGGATCAGCGCGAGGACGAACCATGCGCGTCGTCTCACGGGGGTTTCTCCGTTCTGTCGGTTCTGACGGTGCGAGCATGCACCGGGGTGACAACTTGTGTCAATCAGGACACCCGTTCTGTGTCCATCACCCGAATGGGTAGTTCTGCCCTACCCGTTCGGGTGAGCCCTGGTGTTGCATCGGGGGACCTACCTGTGTACTGTTACGCATGTCAGAACGGAACGAACCACGGAGGACACCATGAACACCTACACCGTCACCCTCACCGCAGCCCAAGGCGGCCGTAACCCCCACGCCTTCCGCGGCATCGAGGCCGACAGCGCAGCCGACGCCGTCGTGCTCGCCTACCGCGAGCGCCACCCGCACGCCACGGCCACCCGTCGCGATGTTCACGCTCGCGGCAACGACATCAGCGACACCCGGTTCTCGATCTTCGGCACCGCCGGCGCCGTCACGTTCGCTGACGTCGAGGTCGTCGAGCCGGCCGCGCCCGTCGAGGCCGCGCCCGTCGAGGACACCGTGTCGACGGACAAGGTGTGGCGTTGCGCCGGCCGCTCCGGCTCGATGCTCGCCAAGCGCGACGCGTTCGGGTTCGTCGAGGTGTTCCAGAGCGACGTGGACGCGGAACGCGCGGCCGGCACCCACCTGTTCAAGATCACTGCCTGACGCCATGAGCGTCGACCGGTACAGCGACCCGGACGTGCGCGCCCAGCTCGAAGCGCGCATGTTCCGGGTGAACGAGAGCCACGAAGCGGCCATCGCGCTCCGGAACGAGCTGGCGCGGCTCGTCTCCGGGCGCATCATCACGAACCGGCACCCCGGGTCCGACCACTTCCACATCGAGCTGGACCAGGATGTTGCCGCCGCGCTGCTCGACCTGATCCGGCCGGCCTGGCGCGAGGAAGTCGACGCGGAGCCTGCGCCACTGTCCCCCAGCCGCCCGACGGCATGACCCACAGACCAGAATGGCCCGTCCTCGCTTCCCCGGGGACGGGCCGTTCTACTGTCCGGACATAATCACCTTAAAACGACCGGTGATTTTATTACCGGACCGGTCAGAACGTGTCGGCGTTGAGCCGCTGCTGAAGCTCGCGGACGACGGCCGACGGGTTCCAGATCTCGCCGTCGATCACGGGCATCTTCAGGTACCGCTGAAGCGACCGGATGGTGTCCGGCCCCAAGATGCCGTCGCGCTCGCTCTTCGGCATGTGGATGTGGGCCTGCAAGGCGGCGATGACGCGGGAGCCGCGGGCCTCGCGCACCCACTCCCAGCCCGTGGTGAGCCCGGGGTTGTCGTCGCGGTACGCGAGGCGCTGCGAGGACACTTCGCCGTCCATCGTCGTGCCCAGCTCGTTCTGCAACGCCATGGTCGTCGCGCGTCCCCAGCGGCCGTCGGGCAGCAGGTGCGGGCGCCCGGGGGCGGCCTTCGGCGGCTGGGGGCCGGCGGGAGGCTTCGGGTTGCTCACGAGCATCGAGCCGTCGCGGACGTCGTCGAGGCGCAGCACGGCGTGCTTCCCGGGGCACGCAGTGGCCTTGACGGCGCGGTGCGGGTAGATCTCGGCGCCGGCGTCCCAGAGACTCCCCTTACCGCCGTGGAAGATGCGGGTAACGGTCGCGATCTGTGCGTCTGTCGGGGCGTAGATGTCGTAGTTGCCGGCCAGGCAGATCGACCTGGATGTGCTGTTCCGTCCGCCGGTGTGGGTGCCGCGCCGGTTCCAGCTCACCCCGCGGTATGGCCGGCCGGACGGGAAGACGAGCACGTTGTAAGAGATCCCGGTGCCGAACCGGTTCTGCCCGATCTTCTCGATGGCGCGCATCTGCTCGCGTTCCATGGCCACGCTGGCGTTTGCGGCGAGCTGTCGGGTGACGGAGTGGTGGAAGAACACTTCGTCCGCGAGGCCGTGCAGCGTCTGGTCACCGTCGTCGTAGCGGGCGCCCCACGATGATCGTGTGGCGATGTCTGGGAGTTGGATGGTCATATGCCCATACTGCCCGGTTCGCGGCGCGTAAGGTGCCGTCATGACACCGGATGCCGACATGACATATGACGGACGGATCAGCGCAAGGGTGCGCGAGATCCGCCTACTTCGGGGCCTGTCACAGGCCGATGTGGCACGCCAGATTGGCATAGGCCGTGACGTATTCACGCGGCACGAACTGAACCAGCGGGCGCGTGGGTGGCCCGTGTCGCTGCTCGCTGACGTGGCTGACGTGCTGGAAGTGCCGCTGGCGGCGCTCGTGCCGGGTGAGCGCGTGGTGTGCGAGGGGTGCGGGGCGATCAAGGGAGCATTGGCCCATGCGAGCCTTCCAGCACCCGAACACTGACAACTTCGGCGACACCCTCAGTCTGCCCATCCTGTCGCACTTCGTGGGGCGGCCGGTCGAGCTGGCAGACCGGTCGGAGCGTGGGAAGGTGCTGGCGGTCGGGTCGATCCTGAACGCCTTGCGGCCCGACGACGTCGTCTGGGGGGCCGGCGTGCAGGAAGATCGCCGCTACCAGCCCGTGGGGGCCACGTTCCTCGCGGTGCGTGGCCCGCTGACGCGGTCGGCAATCGACGGCGTCGACGTGCCGCGGGTGTACGGGGATCCGGGGCTGTTGCTTCCGTTGGTGTATGACCCGGTCGTCGAGCTGGTGCATGACGTCGGGGTGGTGCCGCACTTCGTCGACGCGGAGGAATCGCGCCGGCGTAACCCGGGCGCGCTGCACATCAGCACGCAACAGGATTGGCGCGCTGTGGTGCGGCAGATCAAGAGCTGCCGGCGCATCGTGTCGACGTCGCTGCACGGCATCGTCGCTGCGGAGGCGTACGGCATCCCGGTGATGTGGCACGGGTCCTATACGGGCAACATCCGCTCGACGAACCTGAAGTTTCAGGATTACTTCTTGGGCACGGGGCGTGTGCCGCAGCGGCCCGGGGTTGTCGATCCGCTGCCGCGTGACGTCTGGGAGATCACGTGCCGGCGCCTGGTCGAGCTGGTGCCGGAACTGCCCAGGTAGACGACGACGCCGCGCCCCCGTCGGTGGAAGGGGCGCGGCGTCTGGCGTCGGCTCGACGTTGTGTGAGCCTACCGGGACTCTGCCGATTCGCGCGCGGCGTCCGGCTCGACCCACGCCTGCATGGGCCACTCGCCGTTGATGATGATGGGCGTGCCGTCCTCGTTCTTCGTTCCGATGCGGGCCAGGTAGTTCTGATAGCTCGCTGACTGGTCACGGCGCAGGCCGGCCTGCCAGCGGAACAGATCCTGCATCGTGCTGGGCATCTTGTGGTCGTGCTTCCGGCCCATGGCGCGGGCGAGCGCCTGCGCGGCGTAGGCGTCGGCCTCTGCGTTGTGCGCGTTGTCCAGCTCGACGCCGTAGCGCAGGCACGTAGGCGCGAGCTTGCGCTGTCCAACCCCCTTGACGTACCGGTCGACGTGCCGGTCTATGACCATGGGGTCGATGATCGGGCCGGCGATGGTGAGCCCGTTGCCCAGGTGGCGCCGGCACTCGCGGTCGATCAGCGTGAGGTCGAAGGCGGCGTTGTAGACGACGACGGGGATGCCTTCCGCCCAGACGGACGCGAGGCCGCCACAGAGGCGCGAGAGAGCCGTCACGGGGGGCATGCCTTCCTCGCGCGCCTGTTCCGTCGTGATGCCGTGGATGAGCGTGGCCGCTTCGGGGATCTCGATACCCGGGTCGAGCATCAGGGGCATCGAGGCGCTGCGGCCGGCGACGTCGTAGACGTCGAGCACCGCGGTGACGATGCGGTCGTTCTCGACGTCGGTGCCGGTGGTCTCCGTGTCGAGGGTGGCCAGCGGGCCATCCCACCAGCGCAGGTCGGTCGTCGGCTCGCTCATGACCGGGCACCCATCGTCAGCGCGGTCAGGATCTCCTGTGCGGTGGGGTTGCCCATTGCGAGCATCGCTGCGACCTGGTGCAGGGCAACCTGCGGGTCGACGACGATGGCCGGCCGGATGGCGGTGACGGCGTCGGAGCGGTGGCGCGCCTCGTCTTCGCCAACCCATGGGTGGTTGGCCTTGATGCCATCGATGGGCTTGTAGAACGCAACGATCCGGCGGCCGTCGGCCGTGGTGACCTGGTACGTGTTGCCCTCGATCAGCGGGGCCGGCGGGATAGGTCGAGCGACCTGGTAGGGCGGCTCGCCGGCGGCGAACCGGGCCAGCTCGACGGCGAGCTGTTCGCGGTACGCCTCGTACTCCGGTGTCCCTTCCGGGTACTTCGGGCGGGTGATGTCGGTGACGTCGGGGATGTCCATGGGGTTCCTGTCTCGTGTGGGGATGGGCGCGGCCCCCCACCGGATGGTGGGGGGCCGTGGTCGGGTCAGGCCAGTTCGGCGGCCAGGGCCTCCGGGATGGCGGGCACCCAGAGCGTCAGAGCGGTGTCGGGCGCGACGTCCTCGCAGATGGTGGCCAGGGTGCCGTTCCAGGTCTGCCAGACGATGCGCGAGATCTCGCCGTCGTCGTCCATGTCGTAGCCGTTGACGGTGAGCACGCCGCGCCCGCCGTCCTCGCTCACCTCGTGAATGACGTCCATGCGCCAGTCGTCATACATCGTGGGGATGAGGTGCGCCGGGACGGTGATGATGTGGCCGGTGAGCGTGGTGGTCATGGTGTCCTCCGTGGTCGTTCCGTTCTGACATGCGTAACTCTACACACGCGGACGGACATGGTCAACACGGTCACAGGTTCACGTACTCACCTGCCGGACTACCGTCGGGGCGCCGCCGTCCGGTGCGCGGGTGCCGGTGCCAGCCTCCGGGTTCCGTTCCAGGTGCTCCGTCCCAGAGCTGGGCGCAGGTCGCTGCCAGGGGCAGCGTGGCGTAGCACCATCGGTCGTCATACACGAACGAGTCCGGTGGGCCGATGATGATGGCGCCGGTGAACATGAACTGAATCACCCAGATACGCCGCCCGTCGGGCGCATCCTTGATCACCCATGCTCCGCAGTCCGGGTCCCATTCCAGGCCCAGCAGTGGTGGTTCAGGTGTCTGCATCAGGTTCTCCCGTCGTGAGCTGTGGTGCGGTGCACACCGGGCATGGCACTGCGGTGACGGCCCGGATGCGGGCGCCGCGCCGGGGCAGTGGCCCGTTGTCGTAGATCCGGCCGATGACGCGCCTGGTACCGCCGCACCGCTCGCAGGTCGCGAGCGGTACGACGGCGTCACCGTTGCCGGTCATTGCCCCAGATGACGCGCACGAGCACGAGCACGGCGTACCACTGCCAGTAACCGAGATCGCCCAGCAACGTCGGGGGCAGCAGGACGGCGTACATCCACCAGCACACGAGCGCGAGCGGGAACGCCATCACGAACGTCTTGATCATCCACCACAGGAAGCGGCCAACGCTCTTGACCATCCGTTCGGCCAGCTCGCGTCCCTTTTCCTCGTCGGTGGGACCTTCGGGCCGGTCGCTCTCGTCGACGGCGCGCAGCTTGTTGTCGTCGCTCACTCGCTGGCCTCCCGTCCGCCCAGGCACCAGGAACCGCACGGGGTGCCTTCGGGGTGCGCGTCGTACCCGTACGGCTTGCCGCTGTCCTTCGTGTGGCAGCGCATCAGGCCGGCCTGCCCACCGTCGATGTGTAGCCAGCTACCCACTTCCGGGCTCTCTCGGAACAAGCCGGCGATGACGCGTCGGCAGTGGGTGCAAGTGCTGGTCTGGGCGCCCCAGACGATGCGGGTAGCGCCGTTGTGGCCGTGCAGTGCCTCGACGGATTCCGGCGACTCGTGCACCACGGTGGTGGGGCGCACGCCACGGTCGGCGTTCGGCCCCTGCTGGTCGCGCCAGCGGATCACCGTGGTGCCGTCGGGGAACACGACGCCGTCGGCCACGGGGCCGGTGCCGCTGATGCCGGTGATGTCCTGGTCGCGCATGAGGACGAAGGTTCGGGTGTGGGTCACGGTGGATCTCCGGGTGTGGTGGGGGCGCAGTCGGGTCCGCATGGGCCGTCGTCGCCGTGGTCGTGGTACGGCTCGCCGGTCATGATCGGGTCGTCGCTGACTGTCCAGTCTCCGGGCTTCCAGTCGACGGCCTCGATGTTGCGTACCGCTTCGGCGCAGGCGGTGACGATCTGGGCGAACGCCTCCGTCATCTTCCGCATGTTCTGCGCGAGCTGCTGCCAGAACTCGACCAGGGCGGCCTGTTGCTCTGGCGTCAGCTCTTCCCACTCGCGGGGGTAGTTACTCATGGGTGGCGCGTTCCTTCCGGTGGCGGGTGGCGATGCGCACGAGCACGCCGACCACCAGTAGCGGCCAGATGGGCGAGTACGTGATGAGCGTGGCCGCGTGGTCGATGCTGACGCGCTCGCGGTCGCATGCGCGGTTGTTGTGCGCGACCTGCCACGGCTCGCCGTGGGACCACTCGTCGCGGTCGATGCGGCGCATTTCGCCGGCGGACATGGCCCATTCCAGGGCACCGACGAGCGCGAAGACGACGACGCCGACGCCGTAGGCCGCGGGTAGCAGCCATACGGCGTCGGTCGTCACAGGTACTCCGGTGCGTCGGGGCCGGGGTCGTCGGCCATGTCCTCTTCGGCCTGCGCCTCCGCTTGCGGGGTGCACCAGTCGTGGTTGTAGGCATTCGACTTGCCGCAGTAGTCGCAGAGCATCAGGGTTCCTCGCTCGTGTCGTCGTTGGTGGGCTCGTTGGTGATCAGGTGGCTGCGGTGTAGCTGGAACTTGCCGAATGATCCGGCGCGTTCGCGGGCGGGGATCTTCTTGAAGCACTCCGCGCACCTGGTGCCGCGTGTCATGCGCCCGCAGCCATCGGCGCATGGCTTCAGTCGTTGGTCTCGCATCAGTCGTCGACGTCGACGCGCTCGATGTCCGGGTCCGTGATCGCGTAGCGCCGGTATCGGGCTATGACCTTCGGGTCGGACGTCTCGAACGCTGGCGCCTTGCTGCCGTCGGTGTAGACGATCTGCACCGTTGCCATGTGGGGTGCCTCTCTCGATGGGGCCGGCCCCGTGCCAGCGCGTTTCCGCAAGGCTGGCACGGGGCCGCGTGTGTGGGTAGGTCAGCGCGGGCGGCGTGCGCGGCGGTGGCGCGGCGCGTCGTCGGCGCTGTCGGCGCTGTCGGCGCTCTCGCCACGCTGGGCGGCCATCTGCTCTTCGGCGCGGGCCTTCGCGGCGTCGCGCTCCGCCTTCGTGGTGTTGTCCTTCGGTCCCCAGCCAAGTCCGGCCATGGTGTCGTTCCCTTCGGTGGTGTCGTGCCCCGGGCCGGTTGGCCCGGGGCGGTGGTGGTCAGTCGCGACCGGTGGTGAAGAACTCTGCGACGTCGTCGCCGTCGCGGTCGACGGTGTCGGCCCACTCTTCGTAAGCCTCGAAATCGAACGTGCGGTTGGCCATGGTGATCCTCTCGGCGTCGTGCTGTTCTGACGTGCCTAACGCTACGCCGTGGCGTCACGCATGTCAAACCCCTTGCTGAATCCGCTGCGTTGACTCGACGTCGGCGCGCGTGTACTGTTACGGATGTCAGAACGGAACGAACCACGGAGGACACCATGCAGATCACCCGCAACCGCCAGCCGGTCACCTTCAGCGCCGACCACGCCGACGGCGACATCGTGCAGACCAGCGAGTTCCTGAACAACGCCGAGATGGTCATTCCCCTGCGGCACTACCTGATCGACGGCGTGCACGTCGTCGCGTCGACCGGGCCGCTCGCCCGCCAGGCCATCCGCGAGCACAAGGCGCAGACCGCAGCCGCGCAGGCCACGCCGCCGGCCACCTACCACCCGGGGCGCTGCTACTGCGCAGTGTTCGCCGGCGGCCACCACGTGCCCGGCATGCGCCAGGCCGGCGCGTACGGCTCCGTCTGCAAGGGTGACCGGGTGGCCCCGCACGACGCGTCGAGCTGCGGTGCGTGCCTCGCCGGCGCGCTCGACTACCGGCCCACCATCGAGCCCGGACAGACGTGGATCTCCAACCAGTACGGCACTGATCACCAGGTCGCGGAGCCGGGCCAGGAGCCGGGTTACTGGGACATGTGGGGGCCGGTCGGCAACCGCTACCTCATCACCGACGCTGACCTGTACGCGCGGTACACGCTCGACCTCGACCGCTGAACCAGGCAACCAACCGGCGCCGCGACCAACCGGTCGCGGCGCCGGTTCACCACGTCAACCAACCAACACACGAACCGAAGGAACAAACGATGACGCGCAAGACGAAGGCAACCGTTCCGGCATGGCTGATCCTGCGAACCGACTGGACCACGTACCGCGCCGCGCCGCTGTGGACGTTCAGCGTGCTGTCGCTGCTCGCGGATAAGAACGATCAGATCACCATCAGCGTCACGCAGCTCGCGGAGACGATGGACACGGAGCCGCGGACGATCAGCCGGCACCTCGTCGTGCTGCGTCAGATGGGCGCGATCACGACGCGTCGCGCCGGCGTGACGGAGGCGAACACGTACACGCTGCACATGGACGAGCCCGCCCAGCTCTCGACTGCCGAGAGCGTCGACGCGGGGTGATAGCCGGCTGCGTCAGCCGGCACCAGGCACGGCCCCCGTGGGCGCTCTCAGAGCGTCTACGGGGGCCGTTCCCGTCCCCGGGTGACACGTCCCTGCATCGGCATAGTTCCGGGGCTTCCAGGGTGCCGCAGGGCATGACACAGGGGTGACACACCACGCGGTGTGTCACCCCTGTGTCAGTGCTCGTGTCAGTTCCTGTTCGTGATGCTCTTGTAGCACGGGCCGCACACCAGGATCTTCGTGCCTGGCAGCGTGCCGACCCCCTCATCAGGGTCGAGTTCCTTGCCGCAGTTCCCGCACTTCTTCTTCGGGGCCATGGTTGTTCCTCTCGTGTGTGGGTCAGGACCAGGCTGCGATGAGCAGCCCGACCAGGATGAGGACGGCGGTAGCTCGTGCCAGGCGGGCGAAGAACGTGGCGCCGCCCTTGACGAAGAAGTACCCGCCGATCAGCGTGATGCCGATGAGCAGCACGGAGTCGTTCATGCGGTGGCCTCCCGGACCTGGAAGCGGCCGGAGCTGGTGACGACGTCGCCCAGCGTCTTGCCGTAGGTGAGGACGGCGAGCATGGCGGACAGGATGCCGTCGATGTCCCAACCATCGTGATGGGTGGCGAGCCATTCGGTTACCTCGTCGACGGTTCCGGTGAACGCGTTGGTTGCGCCGTCGATGGTGAGGGTTGCTGCGTACATGGTTGCTCCCGGTGTCCCGCGTGTTCTGACATGCACAACGTTACACGCGTGACGGTTACGGTGCAACCACCAGGCGCAACACAACCGGCCCCGCAACGGTTGGTTGCGGGGCCGGTTGGTTGGTTCAGTGGTTCCTGGCGCGGCTCCGGTTCTGCTGCCGAACCGTGCACGACCGAGAGCAGAACTTGCGCTGGCTGCCGGTCAACGGCTCCCCGCACCACTGGCAGCGGCGCCCGTTCGGGGTGGTTGCTGCCGGCGAAACGATCTCTTCCAGCTCGGAGACCAGGAACGGCCACGTGACGTCGTTGCCGAAGTCGACGGTGATGTACAGGTTGCCGTCGTCGCCGGTGCCCTTGCTCTGCACGCGTCCCTGGCGCCCGCGGACGTGGTACGGGCCGGCGTTGGCCTTCACCTTCGCCCGCACGCGCGGGACCTTCAGCGGCTCGACGACAGGGGAGGGCTCGTCGATGGCGGGGGCCGTCGCTGCGGCGTCGCCGTCCTCGATGGCGATGACGCGCGTCTTGACCCAGCCGTTGCGCGGCGAGCCGGGCGCCTTGTCGGCTGCGGCGCGTGTCTTGTGGAAGCACACGAATTCGGGGCCGCCGACCGTCCAGGCGCTGATGTGGGTGTAGAGAACCTTGCTGGCCTTCGTGTGCAGCTCGCCGTCGATCTCGTAGCGATAGGTGCCGTTCGGGTTGGTGGTTCGGATGATGCGCATGGTGTCCTCCGTGGTTCGTTCCGTTCTGACATGCGTAACCATACACACTTCGGGCAGTGGTTGCAACCAACCGACCAACCAACCGAACCGGAACACGAGAAAGCCCCCGCCGGTTGGCGGGGGCTGGTTTCTCGGTTCAGATGGCGTAGTCCATGTGGCCGATGAGGACGTTGTTGCGGTCGCGTACCTCGATCTGGAAGCGCTCCGGGCGGGCATCCTCCGCGTCGATGCCGCGGGCGAGCCGGCGAGCCTCGACGTTGTCGGCCCACGCGGTGATCTCGCGGCGCTGCGTCTTCGTGAGCTTCGCGGCCTGGGCGTAGATCATGCTGTGAGCGCTGATGGTGAAGGTGGGGCGAGCGATGCGGTCCATGGTGTCTCCTGTGGTTCGTTCCGTTCTGACATGCGTAACCATACACACGTGGGCGACACGATGCAAACCAACCAACCGAACAACCAGGTGAACCGGGCAACCGGTGCGACGCTTCAACCATGGGCGACGAACCGAAGATGAACCCAACCAGCAACCCGTTACCGCAGGTAGACCTGGGCGAAGTGATGCCGAAGCGGTTGAGGACGTGGGTGTACGTAGCCGGCGCGCTGCTCGCGCTGTTCACGTGGCTCGTGTCCGAGATCACCCAGATTTGGTTGCCGGACTACTCCGAACAGATCATGCAGACCGCCAACCGGATCCTCGCGGCGTGCGCGATCGCCACGGGTGGCACCGGCGCCACCTACCGGCCGTCGTCGCTCTGATCCCAGGGGAACCACGCGTTCCCTTGTGATCGCGAGCTGGAACACAACGAAGGCCCCCGAACCGTTGGGTTCGGGGGCCTTCGCTGGTGGGTGAATCTCTATGCGAACGCTGCCGCTGCGGTGCGCTGCTGCGTCATCGCGTCCACCGTAGCGGCAAGGGTGGCCCGCTGCGACTTCGCGCGCTGCTGCGCCGCGTGGTAGCGGTTCTTGCAGCTCTGGTCACGGGTGCCGTCGGGGTTCTTCCGGGAGCAGTAGCGCGCGTTGGGGCGAGCGTCGGCCGGCAGCGGGTTGCCGCATCCCAGGCACTTGCGCGCGTCGCCGGTTGCGGGCGCGGCAACCGGTGTGGTGTCGGTGGTGGTCTGGGCGTAAACCGGTACGGCAACCGGAACAGCAACCGGGGCGGGTGCCGGGCGAACGGTTGCGACCGGAGCCGGCGCCGTCGGCGTGGGCGGCGTCGTCGAGCTGGTTGCCGGGCGCGGGGCTGGGGCCTCGACCTGGCGGTTGGTGAACGCCGCCATCTGCCGGCCGTGGTTGGCACGAGCGGTGAGGATGGTTGCGGTCTCCGCGGCGCTCGCGGCGTCCCACTGCTGTGTCTGGTGGATCATCACGGCGGGCGGGGAGACGCGGCGGGCGCGGTGCAGGGCGGCGCGGTAGCGGCGCTGGGCTCGCTTCGCGCCCCGGGCGCCGGCGAGCCGGAATGCCTCTTCAGCGGCCTCGTACATGGCCTGCATGGCGCGCTGGCGGCGTGCGTCGGCCCATGTGGTGCCGGTGGCCAGGTGGCGTTCCCCGATCAGCGCGAGGTGCCACATCAGGGCGGCGAGCGTAGGCACGGTGATCCGGAAGAGGACGGCGCCGACGCCGTGCCCTAGGTCGGCCTCATGGATGGCGGCGAAGATGCCGGAGGCGCCGGACAGCACCCATGTCAGGGTGAGCAGCACGCCGGTGGGGCGGTTGTCCTTCGCTGCCTCGCGGGCGAGTACGGCGACGGTGAACAGCGACAGCTCGAACACGCCTGCGGTGGCGTAGGCGGTGGGCTTGTCCATCCCGAGCATGTCGACGGCGAACGCCACCATGGCCTGATACGCGTTGACGGTTGCAATGCCGGCGACGACAACCGCGAGAACGGTTGACGCCTTCGGGCGGTTGGTTCGGTTCATGGCTGGTTGCTCCCGGTGTCGGTTTTGGTTCTGACGGTTGCACCGTAGCGGCACGCACGTCAGAACGTCAACCCCTATCCGGATCCGGTGGCGCGTTGCGCGGCGTGTCGCAATCGTGTACTGTTACGCATGTCAGAACAGAACGAACCAGGGAGACACCATGCGCGAGATCTGGACCACCACCACCGGCAAGAGCACGCGGTACTACTACTTCAACCGGCGCACGCTGCCGATGCGCAAGGCTGACGCGCTCGCGATGATCGCGAACGGCACCGCGGTGCTCGTCGAGCGGCCGGAGTTCCTGGGGCCGCGCTGACGCCACGTCATCGGACATTTGGGATACGCTTCAGGCAACAAAATGGGACCGCCCCTCTGCCAGGAAGGGCGGCCCCAGAACCACGAGTGACGCAACCACTCGCGGACGTTCCGGCTACGACAATACCGGACATTCGCGGCCCACGTCACTCCCGAACGTAGGGAGTAGATCCGCACATGAGCGTCGAAGCCATGGCCATCGTGCTTCACCACTCGCCGTCGAGCGGCACGGACAAAGTCGTTCTGCTGGGCATCGCGAACCACGACGGCGACGGCGGCGCATGGCCGTCTGTCGCCACGCTGGCGAAGTACGCGAACGTCACCGAAAGGAACGTGCAGGCCGCTATCAAGCGCCTCGAATCGTCCGGGCAGATCACGCGGCGCATTCAACAGGGCGGCACCATGACCATGCGCAACGGGCAGCGACCCAACCAGTACATCCTGAACATCCGCTGCCCCGAGACCTGCGACCGCACGACGGCGCACCGCGTCCCCCGTACTGACATCCGGACGGGTGTCGCCAGCGACAGGGGTGATGTCAGCGACACCCCTACGGGTGATGCCAGCGACAGGGGTAGGGGTGATGCCAGCGACACCCTAACCATCCTCCCAACCATCCCTGAACCGTCCACCAGTGCCGCGCGGAGCGCGGCTACTGACCACGTGGAGACATCGAGCAGCAACGTTCAGTCCCGTAACGCGAGCGCGCCCGACGCTGCCGATGCTGCGGGGGATCACGGCGACGCTCCGCGCGCCGTCGGCGCTCGCCAGACCAGGAACCCCGCCGACATCCTCGACGGCATGATGCTCAACCCCGACGAAGCCCAGCGGTTCCGCGGATGGCTCGTCGACGCCACCCGGGCGACGAACCCCGACGGCCTGATCGTCAGCCTGCACGGCTCCGGGCTGCTCTCTGAGCGCCTGACGCAGTGGCGCGCCTCCGAGAGCGCCCCGACGTCCTACGCGGCCACGTACGCCCCCACCACGGTCGCTCCGCAGCGCCCCGGGCGGCTGGAGTGGTGCGGCCGGTGCGACAGCACGACCCGCATGGAAGTAGCCACCGACCACGAGGGGCGCGAGTACGTGCGCCGCTGCCCCACCTGCCACGTCCTCGCCGGCGTCGAGCAGCCCGGGGCCGGAGCACACCAGGTCATCGCCATGCAGGCAGCAACCGCAGCCCGCGCCACCGGGGCCGGTCGTGCCGCCTTCCAGGCCGCTCGCGCCCAGCTCCCCGCCGGTACCCCTCGACGAGACACCACCATCGGAACGACCATCGATCCCACGACCGCACGCGAGACAGCAGAGAGCGAGCACTGACATGACCGAACCCACGCGACACGCCGACCCGGAGCACACGGAGCGCCAGGCGCCCGACGTCGACCACGACACCCTGACGGAGGTGCGCGACGGCCTGCGCTCGAAGGTGTCAACCACCCTGTACGTCGTCGAGCTGGGCAAGCCCTGGGCGCTCGACATCGCCGGCGTCCTCATGACCCCCTGGGGCGAGTCCCTGTTCCACCACGTGTCGTCGAACGCCGACTGGTTGCGGCGCGACCTCACGGAGAACTTCGGCCGTGCCACGAAGCTCGCGTCACGGTTCGGGGCATACACCGTGGTGTATGTCGGCCTCGACGACGAGATCCCCGCCGAGATCGCCGCGCACGTCGTCCCCGCCGGCGAGCACGCGGCCGGAGAGGACACCACCGATGAGTGAGCGCACCGACCTGACGACGACGGCGCCCATGGCGCCGGAGGACGTGCCGGCTGAACTCGTCGAGCTGGCGATGCGCGAGTACCTGCCGGGCCTGTACGACACCGGTAAGGAAGCAATGCGCCAGGCGCTCGCCGCCGTCCTCCCGCTGTACGGCGCCGCGATCATCGCCGGGGCCGGCGTCGAGCACTACGGCCGGCAGGTCGAGCTGGCACGCTCGCTGACCACCCGCGTCTACGGGGCCGCGCTGCTCATGACGCTCGCCGACGAAGCCACCACCGCAGCGAACGCCGGCATAGAACCCGCCCTGAACCGCAGCCTGGCGACGATGCTCCGCAACCGAGCACGGAAGGAAGGCGCCCAGTGACACCGACCACGGTGGCAATCGACCTGATCGAGCTGGGCGCCAACGCGCTCATGAACGCCACCCCAGGCATGTCACGCCACGAAGCGGTGACCATGTCAGCCGTCGTCATGGCGGCCACGTTCCCCGAGCTGGCCGCGCTCGTCGCAGAACAGGCCCACGACCGCGCCGTCAAGCGCCACTACGGCGGCCCCGTGGCGGCCGTCGCACAGTTCGCCGCGGAACTACGCGCACAAGCCCAGGAAGCGTCACCATGACCGACCGGAAGGGAACCTTCACCACGCTCCGTGCCGAACTGGCGCCGCTGGAATGGTCCGAGATCGTGAACATGGTCTCGGACTACGCACGCACCCAGGGCATCCGCTGGGACGACGCCGCGCGCCAGCTCGCGACCGCAGCCCGCAACACCGAAACACCCTGACGACCATGACCGACCACACGCACGACCTGCCCCCCCTCTGGGACGGGCAGGCCGTGCAGTGGTCGGCATGGACCGACGAAGGCGGCATAGCCGGCCGCACCACGCTGATGTTCCACGTACCAGCCGACCACTGGGCATGCACCGGCTGCGGATGGATCAGAGACACCGAACTACGCGCCGTCGGAACCCTCATGCCAGACCGCGTCAACCCCGACAAGTTCCCGCACATACGCCTGATCGTGCGCCGCTGCCCCGGCTGCCGGCTCGACCAGGTCACCGACATCAGCACCGGCGAAGTCTGGGACCTCGACGAGACCGACTACGGCGACACCGGGTCATGGCTCGACGACATGCCCGTGCAGGACACTCTGTTCTGACGTGCCGCCCGCCGGACGTGACACGAGCCCCTGGTCAGGCGTAGAGTCATGCATGTCAGAACAGATCATGAGGGAGACACCATGTCAGAACCCACCCCCGCCATCCTGCGCGGCGCCGAAGAGCTGCGATCGCTCTACCTCACAGACCAGACACAGCCCGTGTCCTACTTCGTCGAGACCGTACAGACCGCCGTCGCCGGCGCGCTCGACCCCGTCGAGATGGCCGCAACGCTCGCCGCCCATCAGCGCGTGGTCGGCCCCCACGGTCTCACCCGGCATTGCACGTGCGGCATCGACCTGGGACCCATTGCGCCCCTGTGGGAGCACCAGGCAGTAGCGCTCTTCGCGAGCATCGTGGGGGAAGAGTGACCCCCGAACAGGCCACCGTGGGCCGCGGCGTCGTCTACCGGGCGCACCCCGAAGCACGCCCGGAGGACGGCCGCATCACGTCCGTGCACGCCGTCGGACAGGGCATCGTGCATGTCCTGTACGACGGCGACGGCACAGCGAAGGCCACCCGTCTCGTCGACCTCGAACCCGTCGACGTCACGGAGACCTCGTGCACCGACTGCGGCAGCTCCGGCCCCGTCGTCGAGCGGCACGGCAAGACCGTGTGCGACTGGTGCGCACATCGATACTGGCCCACCACCGACGCGGAAAAGGCAGCCCGATGACGAACCGACAGGCGCCCAAGTGGCGCAAGCGTGGCACCGGCCTACCGGTGAAGTACGGCCCCGCACACACCGCCGACCCGTCCGGCTCGACCCTGATGGGGTTCCGCGCCTACTGCGGCACGTGGTTCCCCGCCGGCCGCGACCGGCTGTGGGTCGACGCCGGCCCCGACGATCGCCGGTGCCGCGAGTGCGAGCGCTGCGCGAAGCGAGACGCCGAGAATCCGCCCACACCGCGCCACCCCGACGCCCCCTCACCGAATATCTACTGAGAGGCCACCAATGCCGTTCTCCGCCAAGCAAAACCGCGTCTGGGCAGCCAAGCACGTCACCGCTGCCCGACCGCGCCTCATCCTCGACATCGGCCCCGGGGAGGGCACCTACGCCGACCTGCTGCGCCCCCACCTGCCGCACACCGCCTTCCACGGCATCGAGGCGTGGGAACCGTACGTCGACCGGTTCAAGCTGCTCTCCAAGTACGACGCCATCACCATCGCGGACGTCCGCCAGTTCGACTTCCCGCGCGGTGACTACACCGTGATCATGGGCGACGTCCTCGAACACATGCCCGAAGAGGACGGCCGGCGCCTGATCGCCACCATCAAGGCGAACGCCAAGCACCTCTTGCTGTCCGTGCCCGTGCTGCACAAGGAACAGGGAGCGACGTTCGGCAACCCGTTCGAGCGGCACCTACGCCACTGGAACGCCGACGAGCTGCGCAAGCTCATGGGTCCCTGCCCATCCGCGATCGGATCAGTGCTCGCGCGGTTCTGGTGGACACGGTGAGCAGAGCCATCGAACGGGCAGCGCTCGCGATCTTCAACAACCGGAAACAGTCCGGCGGAGCACTGCGCGCCCGGGGAGATGCCCGCGCCGGCCTCGAAGAGGCCCTGAACGTCGACGAGATCAGCACCATCATCAACGAATCGATCATGGGCTACGGTGCCAGATCTGTCTGCACGGGCCTATCGGCCTTCAGCCCCATATCAACTACTGGTCAGTAAGCCTTCCGGATTCTGGAATCCCGAATCACGAACAGGAGAACGGCATGCATCGAGTCCTACGGTGGGACGTCCCCGTCGACGACGCCTGGCACGAGATCGGCGCCGGCGGCGTCGTGCACGTCGCAGCCCGCGGATACCGCGAGCGCCCCGGGGATCTCGTCGAGGTGTGGACCCTCGAAGAGACAGCCGGCGTCGACACGAGCGAGCTGCCGAAGCGCTCCGTGACCGTGGTCGGAACCGGCCACCGGCTGCCGGATGACGTCTACATCATCGGCAGCGCCGTCGTCCCCACGTTCGAGCTGGTGCCGTCGATGCTGCGCGGTGGGAAAGACCACATCGAGGCCCGCGCGGGCCTCGTCTGGCACGTGGCCGCCAAGCATGACCCGGAGGCAGAGCGCCAGGCGCTCGCGGAGGAAGGCCGGCGCCTCGCGTCCGTCCGTGAAGACCTCATCGCGCAGGGTGTCGACCCCAGCGAGCTGCCCGTACCGCTGCATCCGGACCCGCTGCCGCCCCTGGGCAACGAGGTGCACGGCGTCGTGCGGAGCGGCCAGGTGCGCACCCTGGAAGACGAAGCGACCGGCCTCGCGTACTGGCTCGCGAACGAGCTGGGCGAGCACGTCGACGACCAGGATGGCGAGACCCTGACGGAGACCGTGCAGCGCCTGGTGGCGAACAAGCTCGCGGACGCTCACCGCGCGCTGGTCGAGGCAGACGGCCCGCAGATCGGCGGGTTCCAGCGCGGCCACATCGTCACCATCGGGACCAACGGTGACCAGTTCGAGGGACAGACCGGCGTGGTTGCGACACTCGACCATGACCACGGGTGGCGGCTGTGGGTCCGGGTCGGCGTCGACGTGCACGACCAGCACGCGCCGGCGCTCTACCTGAGCCCCGACGACATCGACATGGTGGTGGTCTCGTGAGGCTCCGAACCATCTGGACCGTGCCGGCCATGAGCCTCCGCGAGCGCCTGCGACGCACCGCCGACTGGTGTGACTCGACCATCGCCTATCACCTGCCGAAGCGCGTGAAGTATTGGGCCATGATCCACGTCGGCGCGCACGTCACCACCCAAGTCGACCCGAACCTGATAGTGCCCGAAGTGACGTTCATGGAAGTCGTGCAGCTCGCGGAAGGACACCCCAGATCATGAGCATTTTCGACGGACCGCCCGACTTCGCGACCATGAAAGATCGGGCCATCAAGCGCGCCATGCGCGAAGGCGCGGCCGTGCACATCGAGATCCTGGCGGAGCAGACGCGCACCATCATCCCCGCCGACAAGCTCTTCACCAGAGACGACGTCATCGCGCTACTCGAAGGCATGGCGCAGGGGATGCGGGGCGACACATGAGGCTCTTCCACGGCGGCGTTCCCGGGCTGCGGCCCGGTGACATGCTCGAACCCGGGCACGGACGCAAGACGCACGACGGCTGCCCCTGGTGCGCCGCCCGCGCGGCCGGCCTCGCAGGTCCCGCCGGCATCGACCCGCCCGCCGTGCACGAGGCCGTCTACATGACGCCGCACCGGCTCTATGCGGCCCACCACGCGTCCCTGTGGGGCCGCGGGGACCTCTACCAGGTCGAGGCCGTCGGAGAGCTGGTGCGGTCGACGGAAGACAGCATCGAGACGTGGTGCGCACCGCTCGCCGTCGTGCTCGTCGCCGTCGAGCGCGCCGTATCGCTCACCATGAGCGAGCGCCGGCGCCTGCGCCGGCACTGGGGCGCGGCCGACCGCCTGATGTGGGGTGACCGGTGATGGGCGCGTTCCTCGACGCCGTCGACTGGCCTAGCGCCATGACCAACGCGCTGCTCATCGCCATCCTGGTCGAGCTGGTGCAGATCAACGGGAAGGTAGGCCGCAAATGAACCCCGCCGAAGCGCTCGCGCACCTGACACGGGCCATGTTCCAGGGAGCGCCACCGCGCCCCAGGGTGTCAGGGTCAGGATCGGTGACCAGTTCATCGAGCCCGTCACCCTGACCTACAGGGGGCAGAACCCCATCGGCAATCACGAGTGGTTGGCCACGTTCGACATCTGCGGTGACGACATCGACGGGCTGCACGTCGACGTGCTGCCAGGCCGCACGTCCGTCGCGCTCGCGTTCCTGATCAACCCGGAGGACAGCCCATGAACATCGAGGCCGACTGCCACCTGCGCATCAACGAGGTGACCGACTGCGGGTGCGTCGTCACGGCCATCGTGCGCACCGACACCGCGGTGCCCGTGCGACTCGACGCGCACCCCGTGTTCGAGACGCTGACGGACCGGCTGGGGGACCCATACGAATCGCTGGCGCACTACGCCGTCGACCTACGCATCGGGGACAAGGCCGCTGCCGACGTCGTGCCGGCCAACAGCAGCGTCGAGCTGTGGGTACCGCAGCACACCGACAACACCGCGTGCGAGCTGCCGGCCCCTGGATACGCCTACCTCGTGCTGCGGCACCTCGTCGACGGCGTCAAGGCCATGCCCTGGCAGCCGTGCCCGGAGCACGAGGCACCCGACGACCGCCGACCGGGCGACATCCTCGCCGTCATCTCTGCCGACGCCCCCGGAATCCGACCGGAGTACACCTTTCATGACCCCAAGCCCTGACATCCTCGCCACTCCCTACAACGGCTGCCCGTTCTGCCAGATCGCCGCCGGGTGGCTCACCGCCGAAGTCATCTGCTCATGGATGGCGACGACGATGCCGGCACTCGCGATTCGACCGCTGAACCCGGTCACCCCGGGCCACGTGCTCGTGATCCCCATGGCGCACGTCCCCGACTTCACCACGCGACCCGACCTCTCCGCCGGCCTCATGGCCCACGCAGCAGACCTCGCGGACGCCGTCGGCGGTGACATGAACATCATCAGCAGCAAGGGGCCGGCGGCCACACAGACCGTGTTCCACCTGCACCTGCACCTGGTGCCGCGCACGGCCGGCGACGGCCTCGCGCTCCCGTGGACCAACCAGGAAGGCACTCCATGACCAGAACCACCGCCATCACCCGTGCCACGCTCACAGCGGTCATCCTCGCTGTGCTCGCTGGCTGCGCATCGACCACCACGGACACCGAGAGCGTCGACGCCACCCCGCACCGTCGTGCCGCGTGGGTGCAGCCGCTGCCTGACGGCCGTGAAGTGGTGTGCGTCTTCGCGAAGAGCGGCTACGCCGGCGGCCTGACGTGCGACTGGGACACGGCGACGGAGGCCACACAGTGACCCGCGTGTTCTACGACACGGAATTCCTGGAGACCGGATCCGAGATCCATCTCATCAGCATCGGCATGGTGACCGACGACGGGCGCGAGTATTACGCCGTCAACGGGGACCTCGACGACATCACGAACCATGACCCGGACCTGCGCGGCGGGTACATCGGCAAGACGCCGTGGGATCGCATCATGGCGGAACCGTGGCTGGTGAAGAACGTGGTGCCGTCGCTGCCCCTGCGGGACCGGACGCAGCTCGACCGGCACCTGAAGGGGGTGCCGCTGTTCGCGCCGCGCCCGGTGCTCGACTTCGTGCGCCTCGACCACACGCACACGAGCGTGAAGCCCCGCCAGGTGATCGCGAACGAGGTGCGCGACTTCCTGCGCGCCGCGCGCCCCGTGGCGCCTGACGGGCAGCCCGTGCCCGACGTCGAGCTGTGGGCCTGGTACGGCGCGTACGACCACGTCGCGCTGTGCTGGTTGTGGGGCCGGATGATCGACCTGCCCGACGGCGTCCCGATGTGGACCAACGATCTCCGCCAGGAACGTCACCGGCTGGGCAACCCCGACATGCCGAAGCAAGCGGCCGGCGAGCACAACGCACTGGAAGACGCCCGGCACAACCTGGCCATGGCCAGGTTCCTCGACGAGCACGCAGAGAGGTTCACCGACGGGCCGCTGCGGTTCTCACAAGCGGGCTGGTCGGTCGAACTCGAATCGCACCCCGGGCTGCCGCCGTACGTGCAGTTCAAGCGACACAACAGCACCATCGTGCAGGGCTACGTTCACCCGGACCCGCCTGGCGTCAGGCCCGGGGCATGACAGCGAAGACGCGGGTGCGGTACCGCCCCGACGACACGACGTGGCCCGGACGGAACTGGGAACACCACTGCCACCGGCCGAAGTGCGTGAACGAGCTGTCGGCGTGGACGTGGCACATGACGTGGCGGGGGGCGCTGGGCATGGCGTGGGCTCACCTGCGGCACTACCACGGACGTGCGTAGGAACCCGGGGTGTTTGCGTTGCGGGCGCGACAGGCGTATAGTTACGCATGTCAGAACGAAACCGACACCGGGAGACACCATGAACATCACCATCGGCGCCAACTACACCATCAACTTCAACGGCGCCCCGATGTACGCGGGGCAGTTCACCTCCGTCACCCCGACGGGCGGGATGTTCGTCGGAACCGACCTGCGCCCCGGGCGCGAGGGTCAGCGCGTCGAGACCGGTATCGCGTGGGAATGCGAGGGACGCACCATCGTCCCCGCATAACCCACCTGGCGCCCACAACCACGGTTGTGGGCGCCGCACCCCGCCAGGAGGAACGATGCCCCCGAAGAAGAACCCCGAAGAGGAACTGAAGGACGCCGCCGCACGACGCGAGATCGACCGCCCGGAACGCACCCGCTGCGAGTCCTGCGACATCGACTTCGGCACACCGCTCGCGCTGCTGCGGCACGCCAAGACAGCGCACTAGCTCCGCAACGCACACGGCCCCCGGACCCATCAGGGTCCGGGGGCCTTCACACGAGACAGGACACCTCCCCGGGAGGCGCGGGAGGGATACACCGAGACCTCATCGCTTCAGCTTGTCAGAACCTTCCCCCGGGGAAGTGTGCCTAGGACAAGGGTACGGACCCATGACACACCAGGTCAACGCAGGCAGAACATCCGTTCAGACCGACTCATCTGGTGGCGAATCACCGGATGGCGATTCGTCCGACCCCTGCGTCAGCACGCGCTGCGCCTCCCACGTCTTGACGCCGGCGCCAGGCCGCAACAGCGGGGAAGCCTCTAGGCGGTCGAACAGATCCTGAAACAGTGCGTCCGACCCGTCACCCATGAACTCACCACCGCCCCACATGTCCACCGTGACAGTCACGGTCACGGCCGGATCCTCGCTACCGGACTCGATGGCCTCACTATGGAATACGGCAACATAAACCGGGTTGTCATTCTCATTCATTGAAGGTTCCGCGAATGGCATTAGAAATCCTTTCTATGGTGCTGTCACACCATACGTTCCACCAATTGTCAGAACCGCGCCGTTCACCCAACCCTGGGCACTAAGCACACCAGCAGCAGTCAGGAAGTACCGGGCGACATACGCAGCGCTCGGAGTGCCCTGCCCCATTTCCGTGATCCCAGCGGGGAAGAACGTGAACCCGGATGGAAGCGTGCCAAACGTAGTCGTACCACTGAGGCCGGCCGTGTTCGCTCGACCACGCAGCATGACCACCGGCCCGAATCGCCTCGCCTGCGGAGTGTTCGCACCACCCAACGGCGTGACACCAGCTTGCCAAATGACGATGTCCTGCCACCCGGTGTCGAACCCACCAGGCGTGTCCTGCCAGATCGACGCCGACACCGGGTCCCGCAGCGCCTGCCGTTCAAGGAACGAAATGCGCCGTTCGTAGTCAGCGATGATCCGCGCCAGGTCATAGTCACGTTGCAGCGTGTTCACGGCCATCAGCAGTCCGCACAATCGGTCGGTTGGGAAGACAGCATGCCGCCCGGGTAGCTGTCCACGATGATCTGCACGGTGACTTGCTCCGCACCCTCCGGACCCACAGCCACCGACACGCGCCCGATGCTGGGGATGCTGGTACCCGAGTCCGGCATATCGGGGCCGGCGTCGATCCGCCAGTTCGGAGCGTCGATGTCGATGTTCACGTTCCGGCCCGGCAGCAGGTCGTCAATCGACAGCGTCGGGTCACCAGCCGCGGTCCCGTAGTCCAGGCCCGTGAAGTTCAGTTGCAGGTCCAACGTCGGGTCCATGTGATCGAGCTGGTACCCGAAAGCGTGCTGCCCCAGCGTGATCAGGTTGGTGACCCCAGAGAACGTCGGCGCCGCATCGAACCGGGGCAGGAACGCCGTAGGGCTGTCCGCGGTGGAGATCCGCGGTGTGCCGTCGTCTTCCGGGTCCCCGAACGCGTCAATCTGGTTCGCCATGCCGTTCCCGTCAAGGTTCAGCGTGAAGTCCGTCAGGTGATTCCACGTGATGAACTTCGCCGGCGACGGTTGCGTGATCGCGTCGGAGAAAAGCATCTCGCTCGACCAGTTTTCCGTCAGCCCCGGGATCGGCACCGGGTTACGGAAGTGCGTCAGCTCGTACACCGGGCCGTCCTCGATGCCGGTCAGCTGCCGGATCATGTCCCCGATCACGGGCCGGTCAACCGCCAGGTATGTGCGGTCCCGGTTGAAAGCGCTGAGAGCGAACCCACCGGACAGCGGGATGCCCAGCGGGGGATCAGGGTCGACGCTGCCGCCGTCGAAGTTCTCCCCACGCGGGTACAGCACGAGGTTCGCCCCGATCGACGTCTGGCTGTCACCCGTGAACACCAGGTCTGACCGGATCAGCCGGTAGTCGAGATACTTCTGCAGCTCAGCGAACCCGAGCGTGACTGTGCCGTCGCTGTTGCCCTGCATGGTCTCGATGAACCCACCGAACATGTTGACCGGGGCGTTCGGCGTCGCGGCACCCCCAGCGATCCGCTGGAAGAAGATCCCGGTTGCTCCGGGGAACGTGTCGTTCGCGGACACGAACCCCGCATCAAGCCCGGGGGAGTTGCCGCGACGGTTGAACGTGATCGACCCGCGACCGGCCTCCATGAACGCCGTCTCGAACTCGAACGAGATCGGCACCACAGAATGCTCAATCTCGCCCGTGAGCAGGTTCGTCAGTTCGACGCGCCAGTTCGCCGCACACTCGCACACATCCACCATCAGCCACTCACCACCGCGTTCTGCCAGACGACGTTGACGAACCCCGTGTCGGTCGGGTCACCGGTCGACACCGTGACGTCGTGCACCCCTGGTTCCAGGCATGACGTGAAGTCGCCTTCCAGGTTCTGCGTGACGTCCTCGAACCCGTCGGCGGCACGGCCCCAGCGGGTGTCGATATCTATGACCGATCCGACCGGTACATCTTCGGTATAGGTGAACTCGTGACCCCCGTACGTCACCACGATGGGCGCGGTCAGCTCCGGAAACAGGGTGATCACCGGGCAGGCGCACAGCGTGCCCACCACTTCGACGGTTCCCGGTTCTGTGGCCGTAACCCCCTCGTTCACCCACACCTGCGCGAAGTCGAGCACCTGGCCAGCGAGCGCCGTCCCGGACCACGCCAGAATCGGCATGATGAACGCCGTATTTGCCGGCGAGAGGAACGTCTCGGAGTGGCGTCCCCATGTCGTCGCAGGCATCTGGTTCGTGCCCGTAGTGGTCGACAGCGTGGCGCCGGCCGCGTCGAAGAACCGCAGGTTCACCCGCGTCTGTGGGCCGCCCACGACGCTCTTCTGCGCCCACCAGGAAACCGTGTAGTTCGTGGCAGCCGTCGCCGGGATCGCGTTCAGCCCGGAGTCGGTGACATCCATCGTCATGGGCGACGTCGTGTTGGCAACCACGATCTCGCGCGAGAAGTACGAACCACCGTCCGGGGCACCGCTCGCGGGGAACGAGTCGTTCACGGTGGCGCCGTTCAGCGTCATCGTCCGGCCGTCTAGCCGGTAGTCCTCCGCGGCCAGGTTCTGATCGACGGCGTCCACGCTCTCCACGTGGTCGCTGTCCCAGACGAAGTCCGGGCCGAGCGCGTCCAGGAGGATCAGCCGCGCGTCGGCGGCGTCGAACCGCAGCGTGACGCGTGCAGCTCCGCGGTTCGACCGTTCCCAGACGACGTCGGCCACGCGCGGCCGGCCGTGCACGAGGTACGGCCCCAGGTACACCTTTTCCTCGTCGGTCGCGTTCGGGTCGTGGCAGTCGGTGAAGATCACCAGGGTTGCCCCCGAGCAGTTCCGGGACCACTCTTGCGTCAGCCGTGAGACCTTCTGCCGTGCCGTCGGGCACCCCGGGCATCCGTCGTTCTGCACGATGACCTGGAACGTCAGAATCCGCGGCTCGTAGTAGTCAGCGAACTGCACGACGCCGTCACGCTGCGCGAACGCGACATCACCCGATCGCACGCCGGGCACCCCGAGCCCCGCCGGCGGCAGCAGCAGACACCCCAGTGGTTCCGTCGGCAGGTACGGGATGACCGGGTCACCACCTTCCAGGCTGATGCCCTGTTCTTGAACCTGTAGCCCACCGGCCGTGCTGTACCCGTCCTTATACATCGCGATGCCCCACGCGCCACTGTTGCCGCTCATGTCGCCACCCCGTTGATGACCTCGCTACGCGCCTGCGTGGCGTACCGGATATTCCATGTCATTTCGTTCAGCCGACCACCAGACGTCGTCGGCCCGTTGAAGATTTGGTTTACCGTCACCCCGTTGTCAGTAGCGCCCGTGCCCTGCACGCCCGTCCTACCCGCCGCACCGGCAGCGACGAGGGGCGACAGAGCACGATTCATCGCGTTCGCCGGAGCGTTCACGTTCGCGAGGATGCCGTTGGCGACAAGCTGCGCGATCTGCCGACCCGAGTTCTCCGGGTTGCCCGCCCCCGACAACGGGCCTTCCTTCGCCGGCGAGAACGGCAGGTAGTCACGGATCGTGCCGGCCAGGTTGCTCGCCGCCCCAGCAAGGGAACCGATCATGGCCTGTATGCCGTTGATGAGGCCCTGCACGACGTTCCGGCCGGCCTGATAGAGCAACTGCCCCAGGTCGCCGATGGCGCGCCCGATACGCGCCGGCAGGTCACGGAAGAACCCGACGACGTTGTCCAGGCCGGCACGTGCCGTAGAGGCCACGGTCCGCACGCCGAGAGAGAACAGGCTCTGCGCCACCGACCACAGCCCGCGCACAGTCGCGATGGCCCGGTCACGCATCGCAAGGAACCGCCCGATCAGGCGAGCAACCCACGAGATGACGCCCGTGATGATCCGCGCCTGAAAGTTCGTGAACGACGTCAGCACGCCGTTCCACCAGTTCCGTACCGCGGCGATGACCTCCGCACCAC